GTTCTTGTCCGATTTGAACGTTAGACTTGGAAATACATGTCGTCCTTTAGAGATAACAGGTAAGGGACACGGGATGGATCGAATTCAGAGATATCAGCTATTTTGAACCCTTTTACAGGTAGCCGAAGTACGTATTTGAATAATCGTTTGAGTCCTTTGGTCAGATAGACTGTTTGACCATGGAGTTGGGGATAGTGACGAAAGTATGTTCGATAAAAACTACAATACCATTCATCATTGACACCGCCAATAATATAGTAAGCTATTACACGCGAAGCAGATTGTTCGAGGAACTCGACATCCCGCTCAGGGAATAGTACCATTGTAAACCACTCTTCAACTGGACGTGTGAATCGATACCCTTGACATTGGTATCCAATAAACTTTCTTTCAGATTGCTTAGTAGTACATCGAAACTTGTCCCGTTTTAAAGTGAGACCGAAGTAGCGATAGGAAAAATTTGAAATCTTGTCAACATTGAGGTTCTTAGTTGCGAAACCTGGAACCAAGAAGGAACTGTCATCACCTAAGACAACCAGCCTTCTAGCAAGAAGATCAAAATACTCAGAGACTGTGGTGTTGACTAAATAATTAATTATTGAGCCAATTGATTGCGTAAAGAAGCTACCGCTAGGTATGCCATGTCTTTTAGCAATTAGAGAACCACTTGGAAGCATCAACTTTGTGAACATAAAATATGATTTGATAAAATTATATAACTTAAGATTCTTTTCGATCATGATGTCTCCACCATGGATAAGTTGGCCGTCGTGTGCGGTCCAAGAATTATCGAAGGAATCCCAAATAATATCAAAAGCATCATCCATCAACCATTTGGGGATTGAGGAATCGAATGCAGACCAGTCATTAGTGACTTCTACACATTCAAAGTCATCAGCGAGTCCTTGCATCATCATATGTGCGAGACGAGGCATAGAATCGTGACCGAAGTGTACTTGGCTTACATTTTGTTCAAGATGTTGGTAAAATGGGATGGCCCATTTAGCTTCAAGAATTGAGATTTCAAAAGGATAAACCCATACTGGGCGAGACTTTTCTTGCTCAGGAGCTGACAGATGTCCACGCACTGCTAATTTGCAGGGTGGTACAAAGTATTTCTTATCGTGTTCGACCATGTGCTGAATGTAACTAGCAACATCGTAAGCTTCTTCTACACACTCAGATTTTGTTTGATCTGGGAATGAAAAACCAGCTGCTGCATCAAGATGCATTGTATCACAAGCATTAGGGGTTGAAATACGGTACAGGGGTTCAGAAGGAAGGAACACAGAGCGTGTTTTTGCTAAAGCTTTTTCATAAGCAGAAAGAAAACTTTTGTCATTTGACTTTAACCTTTCCGGAAATTTAAACTTTAATAAAGTTTTGAGAGCGACAGATAACTCGGCACGTTTAGAGTAACCAATAAATGTTTCAGAAATCGAGCTGTTCCATAGTTTTAGGGACTTACGAACAAAGGGATCACAATTCATTCTTGTTTCTTCAACGTTGTAACTGTAGCAATAGGGGGACTTTTTGACATTACGTAGACCCGGCGATCCAATAATATCAGTCAGAAAATCACTTTCAGAATATTTACTTTTAGTAGGCATTTGTGGTAATAGTTA